CTCAACCAAAAGGTCTTGCTCTTACTGTGACTTCTGCACTTCAAGCAGCTCCGCTAGCTCTACCCATTTGAATATTTCATTTATCAATAGCAATAATTTTTCATAATGGAACTGTAAAAGCCATTATTGTTGTTTGATTTCTTAATGCGGGCATTCTAGCAAAAACATTTGTAGTTGTTGTAGTATGTTTCAAAGTTAATATTCATTGATTAGTTCAAGTCGATCAAGCAGTTAATGTTTGAATTCTGTTTGCTCTCCAATATGTCTGAACTCATAAACTAACTGGAGTAGTTCAATTTAGAGTCACAGTAATACTCGGCATTTGATTATAGTCTTCATCTAATAATCAAGAAATTACAACTGTTCTTGCTCAAGTTCATCAGTCTGTGTCTAAAGGACTTGCGCTTGATATTTCTAAGGTTTCAGCAACTCAAAAAGTAGGCAATCAAGTATACAATCACCCTCAATGCCAAACATCTTCTGGAGTTGTTCATGTGTCAATTTCCGGATTTTGTCAAAATTTTTCAAATGGAGTTATTCAAACCAATCTTCATAAAGCTGTTTCCAATTTAAAGATTGGCTCTATAAAATTACTATTTGCAATTTGTCTTGTTTTCATATCTTAAAATATTAAGAATTATTTATTTTTATTTGCAAGTTCTTTTTCTTGTCTTTCATTTTCTTTTTTAATTGCTGCTTTTTCTTCTTTTTTAGCTTTTTTTGCAGCTTCAATTTCTTTTTCTCTTTCTGATTTGATTTCTTTTTCATTTTTTTCAAGAACAACTCTTCAATTTTTATTCGTTAAGTCATCTTTTGTTTTTTCAACATATCATTCACCATAAGCGGCAAAAAGATCTTCTCTCATGTCAACAACATCACCATTTTTCCCATGTTTACAATTACAAAGAAGTTTTGTTCTAATTGTTTTATATTCGATTTTTTCTTCTTCTGTTTCAACAACTTCTTCTTCTGATTCTTCTTCAACAATTTCTTCATTTTCTTCATTTTCTTCAAGATCTCAATTTTGTTCACTTTCTTCTTGATCTTGAGTTTCAACTTCTTCTGTTTCAACAGTTTCAGTTTCTTCAACAATTTCTTCATCTTGAGTTTCTTTTCCGTTATTTTTGCTCATAATAAATATATTAAAATTATAAATTAATAGGAAGAGAAGATCTCTCTTCTCCTCTTATAGTTTACAATTAAGCAGCAGCAGTTTTTAAAACAGCGAATGCAGTAGGAATCAAATTGATTCATGCAACTCTCTCTGAAATTAATTGAGATTTGATTTGTTTTTCAAAATCTCCACTAGCATATCAAACTTCAGTTGAAATTTGTTTTCTATCACCAAAAGCGAAGAAAGCAAACGCACCGAAAGCAAGAAATTTAGTTGAAACCGCGTCATCTGAATCGTCCGGACATACTTCATTTAATTCGATAGGATACCCGAACATTGTGAATGTATCTGGAGCAGTTATGCTTTCTCTCATGATAGGTCTTCAAGTAGTATCAACAATTGATTCTATATGATTAAACACATCTTGAGACATAGCCCAAACATTTTTTCCTTTACTTGCTTTTTTATATTTTGCTTTAACGGCATTTTTAACAGCAAGCAAGTTTCAATATGTCACATCTGCAAAAGAAGTTTTTGTTGCAGCCATAGTCACAACATTAACACTTGCGTCAACAAGAATTCATGTCATGTTTGATCATGCACCACTTCAAGTAAGAACTTGAGCGTCTTCTAATTCTGCAAGAGCTTCTGCCGCTAATTTAGCAACAAGAGTCATTACTTCTTCATTTGTCATGTTATCATCAATCAATTCTTGAGTTGACTTAACAAGAACAGCAAACTTTTTAGCAGAAAGAATTTTTCTACCAAATTGCGGAGTTGAAGCCGTAACAGCTGCCCCCTCGTCAACTATATATGCAGTTGCTCAAGTTGATAAAGTAGTCACATCTTTTGAGTCTGTTGACATTCCAAAGATAGAACAATATTTTCTTGCAAATCAAGAAATTTCAGCAACTCTGATCACTTCTTTATGAAATTCACTCGGAACTAAATATCCACCATCTGCGTCAACTCATTCTGATAAAGTTTTCACTTCTTCAAAATTACCTTTTATAAACGCTCTGAAAAATTTCCCTATTTTTTCTCTTTTTTCTGAAACACTTCAATCTTTTGTTTTCTTAGATAAAGTTTTCACTTCTGCAACATCTTTTTGAAGAGCTTCAAGAGTTGTGTTGAACTCTTTTGTTCATTCTTCAACTTGTTCTTTTATTGTTTTTTCTAAAACCGGAGCAAGTTCTTTTACTATTTCTTTAACTTCCATGATATAAAAATTATATATATAAAATAAAACTAAAGCACTATTTTGCACTCGTTTTTGTCTTTTCAAGATAGGCTGACAAACCTTTGACAAGATCTTGAGCGTCTTTTCTTGATTCCTCAAGAGTTTTTCATTTCGCCTTGTCTTCGGCAAAAGTTTTGATTTGACTTTTCATTTCTGAAACCTCATCTCTTAACACTTTTATAATATTTAAAAGATCTTTCAAGTCAACTTGAGTTTTGTTCAAATATTCTTTGAATCCTTTTTCAAATTCCTCAACCGTCACAATCTTTTCAATTTTCATGTCACTATATTTTGACATATTAATTCTTGAAGTTCTTGTTTTCGGTCAATCTTCACTTCTGATATGATCATGAATTGTAAAAATCGGATTTTCTTTTGAAGCAACAAGAGCTTCATCTCACCATGTCAAAATTTCTTCTCAATTATCAAATTTTTGAATCACTTTTCACATTCTCGGCAATTGTTTCTCGCTCGGATAAATATTTTCAACCTCTGTTCAATCTTCTCTCGTCCACCTTTCAATATTTCTATATGTCACCATGTCTCAAACTTTTAGATCTTCGGCTTTTACATTTTCACTTGTAAATTCTTTTAATATTCAAAGATCTAAACATTTTTGATATGTTTTTCCGTCAAGCGATAATGCTTCGGGATTTGCCGGAACAGCAACAAAAGAAAATTCAAGCATTTCACTTTTTGTGATTGTTGTTTTGTCTTTATCATCTCTTTGTTTTGCTATAAATCAAATTGAAACAGTTTTCACAAATCATTGATTATATAAAGTTCTGATCAATTCTGCTTTTTCAATTCCTTTTGCAAATACTCATTCTGCATAAGTCACTCATTTTTCTTGATAAATTTTCAAAGTTTTTCAAACAATAGAATCAATTTTATATGAATGATCAACCAAAACAACGGGATTCTTCCTATAATTCTTGAATTCAATTCAATCTGCTTTGATTACTTCTCAATCTCTGTCAACTCATTCAGTAGTGACAACAACTTTGAATTGATATTCTTTGTCATCTTCGATTTCTTTTAATTCCGCCATTTTTGCTGCGAATTGTTCTGAATCAAACATTGATTTCAAATCCTTTTCAAGATTTTGTTCAATCTTTTTAATGCTCATAATAATAAAATTAATTTTTAAAATATTTTAATAAGAACTTTGCTCATTTATAACAACTATATCAATATCACTCGCATTTGCAAGGTCATAGTGTCATTTGAAAGTCAAATTTTCTCTCATTATGTCATTTAATCCTCAATCACTTTCATGATCTTCGAATGTAACTTTTGCAATATCAATTGTGACTGTTGGATTGTCTGACGCTCAAATTGTTGTCGCAGTATCAATGATTTGAATTCTCATTGCTTTTATTGTTCAGTCTTTTACATAATCTTGATAAACTGTATCATTTTTTAATTTTGTGAATGTTCAATCGATTGAAAAACCTTTATTGAATATATCTCAAAGATCAACTCATGAAGTAAAACAAAAACCATCTTCAAGTTCTTGAGTCAAATTCAATTCTACACTTTCAATACATAATGCGTCCGCTGCGTCTAATCATGCAACCGTGTCCGCAAATTTAACTGTTACATTTTTTGCATAAAGAGTATTGTCCGCAACATACGCTTTTGTTAGAGTTGCAGTTTCTGCCGCTTTTGCTCTTAATCATGCTTTCATCATAACAGCTTCACCGACACTTGCTGAAATTCACAATGATTCAATCATTGCAAGAGCAAATTGTTCTCATGCAATCGGAGTTTTCTTTGAAATAGTTAAACTTTGTTTACTGTTTGTATTGTTCATTGAAAAATCATGTTGATATGCTCATGCCGAAGCAGCAGCACTCGAAACGCTTCACAATAAAGACAATAGAAAATATCAAATCGATTTCGTTGCAAGAATTCATTCAATTTCTCATTCTGCATATTGTTTTATCCTTTCACTTTCACTTGTAGTCATAAGAACTCAAAGAGCCGATTCATCTTGCACATTTTCAACAGTATCTTCAAAATTTGCGTCAGTTTGTTTCACCCAAACACTCGGATCGACGGCAGTTCATCTTGTTGCTTCTTTAGCAATTCAATATCACTCTAATCTTCAAATATGATTCATAATCAATATATTTAATAAATAAAATATATATTCAATTTATTGATTTTTTACCTTTTTCATAGTTATTTGAATAAACTCGTTGAATTTTTCAACATCATATCTTATCTTTGCTTTTACTCTTTTTTCAAATTTCCAATACGAAGTTCTGTCTTCAAAATATAATTTTCTCATGATCTGCTTCTTTGATAATTTCGGAATTCAAAAATGAAAGATAATAAAATCTTTTTCTTTAAGTTTCAAAGTTTTCCATGTGTCATCACATATCCATGAAAGACATCTCGGCTTTTTAATATTAAAAGTCATAATATATAAATTATCAAATAGAAAAATCAAGATCACTCATGTCAGTTCAACCCAATAAATGAGTCATTCAATATCTTGCTGCGTCAATACAATGATTATTTTTATCTTTCGGGATCGGACGCTTGTCTTTATCTTTTAGAGTTTTTCAGTTCTTATCAACAGCCCAAACATATTTTTTAAATTCTTTGATTGTTTTGAAACTCTTTTCAGTTATAAGTATTTTATATCTTTTCATGAACTTCAATCAAGTCACAACGGATCAAGGTCATTTCTTAACTCATTCAATATTGTATCATGCTTCAAATAATTCTTCATTTGATTTTTGTTCACTTGAATCCGCCCGAATCTTTGAGCTTTTATCAACTCAATTGATTTCATAATGTCATTGAATCGAGTTTTGTGCTTGAGATTCATCAATATAAGTATTTACAAGATTATGTTCATAAATGATTTCGTTTAAATATATGATTGATCATTCACCTTTCCAAACTTCAATCAATGTTGTTGGATCTGTTGTGAATCAATAATCTTGTCAATATCATACAAAAGTTGCATTTTCGGGGATCTCAACACATGAATCCCAATGAATTCACTCTTTGAATATTGCTCACTTGATCTTTCAATATGATCAATTTCAATAAACTTCCCATTCTGCCGGATCAAGCTCTTTCAATGCAAGAATTTCAGCAACAATTGAATCACTCAAGAATCAATTATCTCTGAAAGTTGAGACAATCAATTCAACATCTCAAATTGCTTTTGCTCTTTTCTGTTCAATTTCAGTATTCAACCACACTTCATCATCATCGGGATTCCAATCAAGCAATGCCGGTCATTCAGTTCTCATCAATAATTGATTAAAAACCTTTCTTTTGATCTGATCTGCTTCATTACAATATAAAATCTTTCTACGCGGTCACTTTGCTTTTCAGAAATCATCTAATCAAATAAATTCAAGAACTCTTCATTCATATTCATAAGTTAAATTTGATTTGTTTTCTTTGATCACCGATCATCATGAAAGACGACTTGATAGAATATATCATTCATCATCAACAATATTTTTCCAATCTCTCAAAACTGATCATTCAATCTGACTTCTAAATTGTCTGACTACTGATCAAACTCATTTCATAAACCACTCATTCTCTCTGAATTCTCAAGTTATAAGCCGCTTAAAAAAAAGCTGCATGATAGAATAAGTCTTTGAGCTTGAACTCCCTCATCTATTCAAAACAACCCTTTTTGTAGTTTCATATATTCTGTCGAAATTTCTTGAAGTCTCCATTTTGTCAAGTTTATCTATTTAAAGCAATTGTATTTTTCAAAACCCCGTGAATTTTCTATCATTTATATATATTATACAACATCATTTTCATCTTTCTGTTCGTTTCAATCTTTATCAAGATTTTCATATTTACTTTTTTTATGTTCGATCACAAACTTTCTTTCTCAATTGTCATTTACTTCTCATTCAAGAGTTTGAATGTCTTTCCATCAGAAATTTTTCAATGCAAAAATCGCTCATGTAGCGTTTCAAGATTGAAGCTGCTTTTCATAAGTATTCTCAATAAAAGTTCTTGCTCTTCTTACTGTGTGCCTAAACTCTTCTTTTTTCTCGTACTTATAGAATGAACTTCTATCTGCAAAACCCAAATAAAGAACAAGTCATGTAATCGTTAAAACGGGAACTTCTTTGACATCATAATATGTTTTAATATTCATTTTATCAATATTGCTGCTCAAATATTCTTGAATCTGTTTTTGCATATCTTCTGCCTTTTCAAACTTTGGAGGTCTTCATGTTCAAAATTTATATTCCATAAAAAAAGAGTTAGTAAATATTTATTTCTAACTCATATTATTCTCTTTGTTGAAAAATGCAACAATTATGATTCATTGAAAGATATATCGGCAATCTCTCATGTTTCCATTTTAACTTTCATTTGATCCTTTTTCAAGATTGTTATTGTTCAACGCCTTATTTCTCAATTAAAATGCAAATGAACTTTTGATCTCACCTTGAATCATTGTTTTCTCAATTCTTTTCAATTCATAATTATTATTTATAAATTATTATTCATATATATTTCAAACTACTTCAAATACTGAACTCATATCACTTGTAAGATAATAATTTTTTGTAGGATCACAATATCAACATGCTTCATGAAATTCAATTGAATATATTAGTCCTCATTGACTATCATCTGAAACAATATCTCATTCATATATCTCAACTCAATTCTTGTCTTTAACTCATGTATATTGCATAAGATTCATTCAGGCTGAAATCCCGTCTTCAAAATGTCTCCAATCTTCATATCATTTTCATTCACAAACAATTCAACATTGAATGATTTTTTGTCAATCCCACGCTTTGAACTTTATTTCTCTTTCCATAAATTCATAAATTAAAAAATATTATTTTCTTTTTTTCCTCCTTTTCATTTCATCAATTTTCTCTTGTCTTGTCATGCGTCTTTTTCTTTTTGATTTCGTAGGCTTTAAAAGTTCAATTCACATATTATAGTTTTTTAGTTATAAAACATATTTGATCATATTGATTTCAAAACACTTCTTTATATTCTTTCTCATATCAAGTTGCGTCTATATATGGAGACATTGTTCTTGTCGGAATATTTTTCAAATTTTCTCTTGCTTCTCTCATAACTTTCAAGCAATTTTCTCTATTTAAAATAATAACTTTACACATATTATTAAAAATTATCAATTACAAATTGTATATGCTTCAAGGTTTTTATATTATAGAATCATTCATAATGATCTCACATGTCAATCACGCAATTTTCAAGCTCTGAATTATATTTTCATAATCTTTCACATACCTCAATGAATTCAATTTCATTTTTTGCGTTCTCAATATCTGTATATTTTCAAATTGAACATCATATTCATAAAATAATAAATATAATCAAACATGCAGTAATTATTGTTTTTAATATTTCTTTCATAACAATTCTTTAAAATATAAATCAAACTCTTTTTCAACTTCTCATTCATCTTCAAGCAAAAAGATCAGTTCTTCTGCGTTGATTGTATCTGATATAAATAAATCAAACAAAAATTCATCTGCATAAGTGTTTCAATAAAATCATAATAAAATGATTGTGATTAATATTCTCATTTATATAAAATTAAAAAATATTATTTATGTTGCATTCAATTTTCTTCTAATGAACACATTTTTCAAACACGGATCTTGTTTTTCAACATCAAATCCCGAAGTTCTTCTTGAAATACTTCTCTTGCTTCGTCATTCAAATGAAGATCTTTCAAAATCCATTGTGTATGTTTTGCTTTTGAATAATCCGGTCAGAAGTCTTTTGCGTCAATAGTGTCTATATGCAAATTTTTCATGATCTTGTTTTAAATTATAAAAATTTTTTGATTTCTTTTTCAAACTCTGTGTAAAAATATGCAATCTGAACTATTACAAACCATATATAAAATAAAACTCTTAAAAAACTCCATTCATCGAGAAAATTCATTTCAAGATTTGAAACAAGATCAAGTCATAATAAAACCAATAAAACCGGTCACAATAAAACTCATGTAATAAATAAATATTTAATTATTCACAAAAACAATTTTTTTAATGCTGACATAAATCCAAAATTAAGAATTAAAAGTAATATAATTATAATGTTTTATTTATTTTTTGCAACTATTTTTTGGACTTTTCGTCCATTTCTAAAATATAGTCAATAACTTCTTTAAGCTCACAAGTAAGAATGAAAGTTCAAAAATTTTTCAATATTTTTTGTTTATATTTGATTTGATACTCCTCCCTTTTATAAGATTTCGGAATCTTTTCTCATGAATAAAATCTCTTTTCTTGCTTCAACCAATGACCAATTTCTTTTTGATCTTTTTTCACTTCGATTCAAATATATTCTCATCTATAAAAACAAGTTATGTCACAAGCTCATTCACTTTGAAGAGTCATCATGTGTTTATATTTTCATTTAGCAATCAAAACTTTTCAACCTTGCAGCTTTTCAACAACAGCTCATCTTAATTTTAAATATTCATAAATAGCGTTTTCAATGTCTTTTTCTTTCATTTATTCAACATAAGAAGATAAATTTTTCACATCTATTGTTTCACCACTTTCAATCTTTATTTTTAAAATAGGCTTGATTTTCAATTCACAAATTTCTTGATCCATGTCATTGTGACAAGTTTCGCTGCATACAATCGCAATATTGTTCTTAAACATCGCTAAATGCTTGAATAATACATCTCCTTTCGCCAATATGTGAGCAAATGCGACACGATTATCAACAAAATCTTGATCAATATTGAATTTATTTCAACAATACATACACTCTCAATCTCAATATTTGTCAAAATGTCACCCCGCCAAATTTGCATAATGTTGCAATAAAGATCCTCTTTCTCTTTTTTCTTTCGCTTTTTTGTCTGAAACAGCCTTGATCGGAGTTGGAGCTTTTTCTTTTCTTGTTTTTTTAGATAATTTATCTGCATTAAATTTTTTTACATTACACGCACACTTTGATTTTAATTCAAGTTTCAGCATTCAACATTTTTTGCAATTAATCATTTTTATAATTCATAAATAAATAAAATCCTTTTAAAATATAAATCAGTTTTTATATATTGCGGCTTTTCTGGAATAGGTATTCATTTTAATCATACTTTTAGAGTTCAATAATATTTCATTGTTACTTCAATAAAATGAAAATCTTTTCAACAAAAAGGCATTTTCTCAACTTGAACTTGGTCTCTGATTTTTTCTTTTATTTCTGCTCTTGATTCTTTCACTTCAATCTCTGTTCATTCATTTAATAATATTTTTGTTCTCATTTTTCTTAAAATTATAATATAAATTATTCGAAATTTTCATTCCATTCATATTGAGTCAATCATTTTCAATATTCTTTTTGTAAATCTGAAACACTCGGAATTTCTGAAATATAAATTCTCTTTTCACTCATGACGCGTCTTCACTCTTCTCATTCTTGCTTTGTTGGATCTGTTTCATAATATTCAGCAACATTCCATTTTCAAGACAAAAATTGTGATACAGTTTTTCTCGGCACTCAATAAACTCATTGTCAAAAGTCTCAATTTTTATATAACAAGCCAAATCTTACAAGATGATTGACAACTCAATATTCAATCGGAGTGAATCAAATTTCTTGAATCTGAAAAGTTTGTTCTTGTTTAGCAATTACAAAATTAAAAGATTTTATAAGAGCCGAAACCATTGCTTTGTCGATTCTCTTTTTTCTTAAAGAAACTTTTTGGCGACATGATCAACAGAACTGAATTCAATTTTCAACAATTGATTCAATCTGAATTCATTCAGATCATAATTCACCTAAAATTGAAACAAGTCTTCAATACCACTTTACTGTTTCAGAATTTGAAATAAATGCTTTCGATCATGACTCATGCTCAATTTTTCTTGATAGCTCTCACAATTCATCAATTAGTTGTTTTATTTTCATAATGCTTTTTTTAAAATATTAATCTTATTTTGTCTTTGTACTAAATCGGAATTAGTAATTGAAAAACTTTTCTCCATTTGTCTTTTTTGAATTTTACTCAATTTCTCAAGCTCTTTCTCCATTGCTTCTTTACTTGGATTGTTTTTTATTCAGTATATATCCCAATATACATAATGTCATATTTTAACCATAATTATATTTTATTGTAATGTTTTAATCTAAGAACAACACAATTCACTTTTTTAATATATTCCATATCATCTTCATTGAATCCTTCATCACTTTTCATAATTAAGTGTCAATTAAGTCATTTAAAATTTGATTTTTATATTTATTGAACAAAATTCTTGCTTTTATATCATGCTTACTATAATTTGCATTTATTTTGAATACTGATTTCCATGCTTCATCTTCAATCTCTTTTTGTCACTGATAATTCAGTTTATTAAAATAATTTATTCTTTTTAATTTTAATTTTACAATATTTTGAGATTCTATCTGCTTTTTAAATTCAATTTCTTGTTGTTTTTCTGGAAACACAATCTTTTCTATTAAATTATTAATCCATTCATTTGTTGGATATTTTTTGAAATCAGATTTATATTTTTTTACATGCAATTTTATATTCTCTTGATCCAATTCATCTAATGATCATATTTTGTGTTGTAATGTCTTAGAATCTCATTTTGCAACATCAAATCATTGAATTCTATTCATTGTGACTACTCTTCATCAATGAATCTTAAATGAAACAGCTTTCAAAGTCCTATACTTCAAAGCAAATTCATCTCTTGTTCATTCCCAATATAAAATTTCATTTTTTCAGTTAAAATCTGTTATATTTACTTCAACTAAGTCTTTATAAATGTTTATTTCTTTATTTATCATATTTCTCTTAATATTTTAGTTTCTAAAAGTTCATGCTTTGCTTCAAGTCATTTATTATAAACGGCTGCATAATTTGAATATAAATCTGCTCAATTATTTATTGATTTTGAATATTTTAATTTTCAAGCTAAGTTTATAATATTAAAAACAAAATCTTTTCTGCTCATTTTTGCTTTTTCACAAACTTCTCAAAACTCTTTTCAAGTCAGAATATTTTTAATTCTCATTCTTTCATATTTTCATGCTTTATAAATTCTTCATGTATCTTCTATTGTTTTTTTTATATGTTCTTGCATTTTATTTATATTTTCATTTCAAAACACTTCAACTTCTGTTGTTATATCTTTAGATATAATATTATTTACTTTACTTTCCTTTACTTTACTTTCCTTTACTTTGTTATCGTTTGTTATAGTTGTGTTATTTTCTGTTATAACTGTGTTATTATTTCCCCACCTTTTAGCCATTCATTTTTTTCATGCTGCTGATTTTCTTTCTTTTTGTTTACTTCTTTTTTCAAAATGCTCCAATAATCTTGCATTATAAAATATTCATTCTTCTTCGTCTATTATAAATAAATTATAATTGTGTAATAGTTGTGTTATAAGTTTGTTATCTATTCTAAATTTATAAGCAATTCATTGAGTGTTTAAATTAAATTTTCATTCATTTATTGCTAATATTTCAACAATTCACCAATAAAGTCAATATCATTCCATTCACATTTCTGAAACCATGTGAAGTATTTTTTCATCATCACGAGCATTATAATCATGCGAGAAGTAAAATGTTTCTTTCATATTAAATTTTTTACAAAATAAAAGAGATAGAATCGCGAAAAACTATCTCTTTTATATGCTTTGTCTGTTCTTATTTCTTTAAAGAACAGCTTTCATTTAGTCGTGAAACTATATTTTCAAACTCAAAGCATGTATTTTTTTTCGCGGTTTTTATGTATGTAATTAACTATATATTATTATTTCTTTTTTGCAAATTTTTTTTCATTTTTCTCAACTCTTTAAAAGTTTTCTTTTG